ATGCTGCGGTACCACTCGGCAGAACGCCATGACCTCAGCTTCCGCGCGATCCGGCGATTGCACGCCGCGTTTCCGCGCGTCGATTTTTGGCTCTACCTCGATTTGGCCGTGGGACAATTCGCGGTACTCGACGCCTGATAATTGTGCTTTCGTATCTTCGTCGATGGCGTCCGGTAAGTGACTGATGTAGTTCTCTTTATAGCAATCTCTCAATCGGAAATACGATTCTGCTTTGGCATTCAGGAATTGCTCTTTGTCCATCGGTTTCGATCCTGCCTTGAACCCGAAAATCGGAAATCCACAGTCGGCGAGGTGGCACGCCATGCCGTGGCCGACGCCCACCGTGTCAACCACCACGAGCCCCACCGGCAGCCGGAAGCGCTCCGATAGTCCGCGCAGCCAGCGCACGACGGAACCGCGCGGATCGGCTTCGCTCCAGGAGTCTCGCGCCAAGATCGTGCCATTTACGCGGGCGCATGCCGCCGTTTCGTCATCTCCTCCCGCCGCGACGTCCAGGCCCACCTGGATGTAACAGCCCTTAGACGCGCGCTGTTCGTCCGCATTGGGCTCTCGGTCGGCGCGCTCGATCCAGGCCAGGGAGAATACCGCCCATTGGCCTTGCTGCGGAAACTCGCCAAGCACGCGCGATTGGAAACGCGGATTTTGCGGCCCCCACTTGTGATACATCTCGCGCACCCACCGTCGCCGGGTGAGCCACGGAAACGGCGCGTAGTCGAGTTGATCCTCCGGCAGCGCCATCAGGGATTCGAGCGTCAGGCCAGCCAGGTTCGGCGTGTCGAATGCCGATATCGTGATGCAGCAATGACCGGGCGTGCCGCGGAGTTTCGTGAAGCTCTCGTACACCGGGCCGGCGGGCACGGTCGGATTGCAGAGCGTCACGAGGCGCACATCTCCGGCAGATCGGATGCCTTCGATGGCATCCCAGATGTCCGATGAGATGCCGATCGCTTCATCGGCGAAGATCGTGACGCGCCGGCCGTGGAACCCTTGTGCGTTGACGCCCTTGCTGCTCGAGAACCCTTGCGCGTAGCACTTCGGCGAGATCTCCCAGCGAGTGGTGGTCGGCTCGGGGTAACGAATCTTGCTATCACTGATCGCCGCGGTGATTTCACCCCACACGGTTTTCACCTGGCGCAGCGTGGGCGCCATGATGAGGACGATGGATTCGTCTTGGCCGGTGAGCTCGTAGGGCACCATGCCGGAGACGGCGAAGGTCTTGCCGCTACCGTGGCAGCCCTTGACGGCGACTGATGGGTGTGTCGTGATGGCGCGGCAGAGTTCCTGCTGCTTAGCCCAGAGTTTGCGGCCGAGGAACTTCTCCTGGAACCTAACCGGATCGGTCATCGGACTGCATGAAGGCGCGGACAGCCTCCATGTCCATCTTGCGATCCTCGCCGTCCTTCGCCACGAAGCGGTGCGCGCTCGTCTCCTGGAACCCGGCGCGGCACTTCAGCCAGAAACAAATCGCCCAGGCTTGCCCCGCGTCGATGGCTACCACGAGCTTGCTGATTGCCTTCGCGCTCACGATATCAGCGGAGGTATCGAGCTCTTCGCGGAAGGCTTTGCGGAAGGTCTTCTCGGACTTCGGGCGATTCGGCAGGCACCGATGAATGCAGTTCGCTGCGATGCCGGCGGCGGCCATGTTGCGCACCATGGAGCGGTCGTTGTCGCTGGGCTCGTATGGCGGCTTAGTTCGCACTGACTACAGGGTATCGCGCCGCTGCCAGCCCTGCAAGTGCTTGATCCCTGGGGCGTAGTCGAGCATCGGCTCGGCAAGACGGATGCCGTAGCGATACGCGCTCGCGCGTCGAAAGCGCTTGACGTGGCAGACGGTGGCGAGAATCACGCGATCAGAGCGCGCCTCCTGGAACACGATCAGTTCGCCCGCCTTGATGCTCTCCAGGCGTCTATCGGGACGCTTACGATCACGCCATTCAGTCCGCTTGCGACCTTCCAGAATTGCGCGAAAGTGGTGGGGATATAGACAGGCAACGTTAATCACATCAATCACTTTAGCGGCTTTTGAGGGGGTCCGATATGGGGAGAATCCCCTATATCGGATTGGAGCGTCCGGGTCGAAATCGCATCGCCCTCTCCCGCCTGGACGGCGGGCGTGTCAGCTAGATCACTACGGACGCGCTTCGGATACGCCTGGCGAATCGTCTCAAGCTTATCACGCATCTCGGCGTCAAGACCGAGCGCGTATCGATGCTTGGGCTCCAGTCGAATGCGCTCACACTGCATTTTGTTGGTTACCGTCACCACCTTACCGCGGCTCATTTTCCAGCCGCTCGCGCTCACCTGTCGGGAGTGATGTATGTTCCCGGCAGTATCACGATACATCGAGTCCGGCGCGCTCTTGCCGATGTACGTCCAGCCGGCACCCTGGTAGATTCCGCCGTGGTGTCCTGTGCTCGGATCGGCATACGTGAGCAGTAATCGCAAGCCCGGCTGGGCACGATGCAGGATTTTACAGGCGATAGAAATAATCCGACTCACCTCAACGCTATGGCTCTTGAGCGCGATTCGTGAAAGCTCTGCCGTTCCGAACGGTCCCGCGCCGAGTCGTTCGCCGATCTTCGCCACGCCGCCAGTGCCACAGCCGAAGATCAAGACGCCCACGAACTGTCCATCCTCCCACACGCCGATCTTTACGAGCTTGCCAACCGGCATTTCAGATCGCGAATACCAATGCTCGCAGGCGTAGCGAGCGGCTTCATGCGAGCACCAATCAAGGCGTAAACTCATGACCGCATTCCGGACATTTGATGGGCTTTTTTTGATCTAACCTGCCCTGCTCGGCTTCGGTACCTGGCTGGAAGTTAGCGCCACGAAGATAACCGTCTACCTGGGTTAGATCAAATCCCGTGATGCTGAGATCGAAGTCAAACGTCTTCAAATCCGCAAACTCCGCAGCCAGTATGTCGAGATCCCACTCGGCCTCTTGCGCGGTGCGGTTGTCTGCCAGACGTAGCGCGCGGATCTTGGCCGGCGACAGATCGGCCGCCACGTGCACCGGGCATTCCGTCAGTCCGATGGACTTGCCTGCGGCGCGGCGGAGGTGGCCGATGACGATGACGCCCTGGGAATCGACTACGACCGGTTGCCGCCAGCCGAACTCGCGGATGCTGGTGGCCACCTTCTCGACCGCCTTTGGCGACCACTTGCGCGCGTTCTGCGGGTAGTCGATTGGCTTGTCAATCGGCCACATTTCGACGCGGAAGCCCTCAATCTTGCTCTCTTTTGCAGACAATCCGGTAAAATCCTCTCAGCCCGCATCGTAGCACCTTTGACAGATCGCGCGAAATCCGTTACCATCGCGGCGCGATGTACCGCGAAGCGATCAGATTTTCGGTCCCCTGGCCGCACCGTGGGCAGTGCATCTGGTAGCGCTCGGTGCTGCGATTTCTTCCTGATCGCTGTTCAGTTTGAATCCGAGATCTCTCCAGATCAGGTATATCTCTCGCCATTCAATCTTCGCCCACCCGGGCCAAGTCCCACGGCGCCGGATCAGTTCGGCCTTCGTATCGCGCTCGCGCTTGTCACGTATCGCGATAGCGGCCTTCACCGCGCGGTCATCCTCCGCGGTCCACGGCACGGACGTTGGCGGGCCGTACGCGGCTTCCCACTCAGCGTGCAGGTTCCGGCTCGCATTCTCTTGCGCGTGCCGAACCTCGCGGATCTCGCCGGCCAGCTTCAGCAGATCGAAGTCCGTCGGACAGAACGCTGAGGCTTCTTTCGCCGCGGCAATAATTTCCTCCATCGTCAGACCGAACCGCTTGCTCGCCAGTTTCAGGCCTTGAGCCAAGCCGAGTTGACCGCGGCGGTCTGCCGGCCAGTTCGAACATCGTTCGAAGGCGGCGCGCGCCAGATCCTCGGGTGTGAGTTCGTCAGGCGTTCCATTGTCGAAAAGATCAGACATAATTCAGTTTTCCTCCCAGGATTATCGTGGGTACGGTGAACTTCAGCAATCCGGTTCCATGCGGCCCCTTGCGCGGGGTGGCGTAGGACTCGCGGCAGGCGCGGGAGATTATCGGGTCGCTTACGGCTCTGGCTTGCTTCTCTACCGACCAGGCCCCCGCCGTGGAGTCGCTGACAATCGCCCGTCCAACGCTGTCCGCGATCTGCTGCACAATGAAAACGTCGGCGCTTGCGTCATGCTCACGGATCACCTTCAGGGTTTCCGGGTATTCGGTTTGCGGTCGCAATTCCACCGGCAGCGGCTGTGCTGTTGCTGTTGTAGGAATAGGTGTAGGTGTAGGTGTAGGAGATGGTTCAGCGTCCGGTCCCGCGTCCGTTCCGTTTCCGTTCGAACGCGCGTTCAACAAACGTTCACGCCTGGCTTGTCCAGATTTAACTCCAGCGTGTTTGTTTTGTTCATGATACGCCTCTAACCTTTCTCGGACCTCAGTCACTTTTGAGTGGACGAAACGCTTTCCATTCGGCGTCGAAACCAAGTCGAAAAGGGTTTGAACCTTGATCCATGCGCGGGCGAAGTCGTGTCCATCCGATGCCGAAAGCAGTTTGATCTGACTTCGATCCGCCGGCAATGAGCCTTCCAAATAGCAGTAGTCGATCAGTTCCCGATACAGTCCGCGCTCGGCGAGCGTGAGCTTAATTCGGGTTTCTGAGTCGCGCCAATCTGCGATGTACCACGGGTACGATTGGATCATCGTGCACCCCTCCTAAGGGATCAGAGCTCATCTTCCGCCATCGCACAGAAGAGGCTGCACTCCGGCGGTTCCAGGTTGTCAATCGGGCCATCGATGGGCAACTGATCCAGAGGCCAGCGTTCGCCGGTTTGCCGATTCCGAAAAAAGTATGCACCCGGTCCGATTTCTTTTTGGATCTGCACCACCTCGGCAAAATCGTTCGGCGAATCGATGCGCGTCTTCCGCCAGTACTTCTCGCCGCCCTTGCAGCACCCTACGCAGTTCGCGTTTCCGTACCCCTGGGCGTACCGGCGCGGCAGAATCAATCCAGCGCGTTCGATCATGGCGCGACAGTCTGCGTGCCGCAAATTCGCCTCAACGAGC